TAATCGTTACATCAAACCAGCTAAAGGTTTCACAATTATTGCGACTGCAAATACTAAGGGGCGTGGTAGTGATGATGGTAAGTTTATCGGTACTAACATACTGAACGAAGCTTTCCTTGAAAGATTTCCTATCACAATGGAACAACCTTATCCTTCTCTTTCAGTTGAGAAAAAGATTGTTCTTGGTTCAATGAAAAAATATGGTAAGATCGATGAAGATTTTGCTGACAAACTGGTAACATGGGCAGAGGTTATTCGTAAGACCTATTTTGAAGGTGCAGTTGATGAATTGATTTCAACTCGCAGACTTGACCATATCGTTAAAGCGTTTGTCATTTTCAAAGACAAACTGAAGTCAATCGAAATGTGTACTAACCGTTTTGATGAAGATACAAAAACTTCATTCATTGACCTCTACGCTAAAGTAGATGCAGGAGTTGACCTTAATGCAGAAAATTCTGAAGAAGAAATTGAGGAAGAAGATACTGATAACCCTTTCTAATCGTTATAAATAGTTTAATAGGGGTCAGGGAAATGGTTCTCTGACTCCTACTATAGTATCTGCCGTAAGGAGATACGTTTTATTAATCTTGCTAAATAAGGAGATAATTATGGTTACGCAAGTATCAACTTTTGATCCATTTCGGATCAGAAAATTTGGAGTAGGCTTTGATTCTATGGTGGATCAACTAACTTCAGATTTTTTCACAGATTCCTTTCAAGGAACTCAAAATTTCCCACCCTACAATATCATAAAAACTGATGAACTTAGTTATGACATTGAGATGGCGGTTGCTGGATTTTCTCAGGAAGATCTGGAAATAGATTATGCAGACAATGTTCTGACAGTTTCATCTAAAAATGATGAACCCTTTAAGGATAGCAAAGAACCTGAGTATATTCACAGGGGTTTAGCTGTTCGCAAATTTACTAAGAAATTCACTTTGGCCGAAGATGTCATTGTAAAAGATGCAGCCATGAAAAATGGTATGTTGACTATTACAATGGAAAAAGTTGTGCCGGAAGGTAAGAAGAAAAGAACAATTAAGATTGTCTCTTAGTAATTCATCAAAGGGAGGCGGTTGTCTCCCTTTATATTATAAACATATTATGTGAAGTTATATTATGAAATCCAGAGAAAAAATTAAAGAAGAAACCCTCAACGAATTATATAAAAAAAGAACTAGTCCTAAGACTTTGGAAATACAAGGAGCTAAAACTGCCAAAAGCACAGCATTTTTGTTTTGGGATAGTGCAAAAGGCACGTATATAAAATCTGAGAACGCTAATCAGTAATCTGATTTATGTTTATTATCTGAAACTTTAGGTTTGATATAATAGAAGTATAAGAAATAAGGTAAATGAAATGACACCAAGACAAACTGCCAAAGAAAACGGAGCTATATACTATCAAGGTTTCTGTAAAAAATGTGATACAATGACAAAACATCGTGTTTCAAACTATAGTTGTATATCATGTAGAGATGAACATTATCAAGACAATAAGGAACAAATAAAAGAGCAAAGAAAACTATACTATCAAGATAATAAGAAAATGATATTAGAGAAGAAGAAAATACGCCGAACTACACCAGATCATAAAAAATACCATGCTGAGTATATAAAACTATATCGTGAAGATCCTGTACACAAATCTAAAAATCTTCTACAAAGACAAGTACTTCATTTTATTAAACGAGTAGGAAGTAAAAAAGAAGAAAGAACACATGAATTACTTGGTTACTCAGCTAAAGAATTATATGAACATTTAGAGTCATTGTTTAAAGATGGTATGACATGGGACAATCAAGGAGAGTGGCATATAGACCATAAAATACCCCAATCTTATTTTAAATCTATAGACCAACTTAAAGAATGTTTTGCATTAAGTAATCTTAAACCAGAATGGGGTAACTGGAATATGAGTAAAGGAAATAGATTTATAGGATAAAAAAATAAAAGACTTGACATTTGAATTTTACTATGTTATAATACTATATGATTGATTACAAATTTGATGAAAAAGAAATCCTAAAAGAAATCCAGAAGTATGTGGACTCGACTTATGAGCAACACTATGCAACTGGTAAAATCCAATCTACCGAATTTATACTTGACTCTGGCCATGGTTTAGGATTTACCATCGGCAATATTCTCAAGTATTCTCAAAGATACGGCAAGAAGGATGGATTTAACAAGAAGGACTTATTCAAAGTCATTCATTATGCAATAATTGCTTTATATTTACATAAAGGTGAACATGAAAACAGCAACGATAGAAATCCTTGAAGAAGGTGAAACTATTTTTGGATCTCGTACAAATGGTGAATATTTTGTACGAGAATATGAAGATAATGAAGAACAGGGTGGTGGTTTTTTCAAAACAATGAAAGAAGCTGAAGCCCGTGTTCGTGAATATCAATTTAATAATGAGGTATTATGAAACTAAGTAAACATACATTATCTATGTTGAAAAATTTCAGCGATATTAATATGTCGATTGAAATCAAAAAAGGAAATATTCTCAGGACTGTATCGGTACAGAAGAATATTTTAGCACAGGCAGAGCTTGAAGAAGAATTTCCACAAGATTTTGCTATCTATGAACTAAACCGTTTTCTTGGTGCAGTATCATTATTTGATGACCCCGAATTTCAATTCAATGGGAAGTCAGCGAATATAGGAACAAATACACATTCAGTAGATTATGTTTATTGTGACCCTTCTATGATTGTCACTCCCCCTGAAAATAATATCACATTTCCAGAACCAGAAGTTAAGTTTACATTGTCTCAAGATGCACTATCTCAGATAATGAAAGCATCTAATGTTCTTGGTACACCTGAGATTGCTATTGAAGGTGGGCCACATCCTAATGATGTTATTAGATTGAAAGCTTTAGATGTGAATAATGATTCAACTGATACTTTCAAAGTAGTATTGGAAGAAAAATCTGGTGATAAATTTAGATTTGTTTTCAAAACTGAAAACATGAAAATGATTCCAGGCAATTATGATGTTGAGATTTCCTCAAAAGGAATTTCTCATTTTACATTGCAGGGACAAAAACTTGAATATTGGATTGCAAACGAATCAACTTCTTCCTTTGGAGGATAAAGTGAATAAAGATATATTATGGGTGGAACAATACAGACCTTCTACTATTGATGATTTAATTTTACCAGAAGATATTAAGGGTACATTTAGAGAAATAATTAGTCAGGATAAGATACCCAATCTCATCTTGAGTGGAAGTGCTGGTGTCGGTAAAACTTCTGCGGCTATGGTATTGTGTAAGGCCCTCAACTGCGATTATATTATTGTTAATGGATCTGATGAAGGTCGATTAATTGAAACGCTTCGTAATAAACTTACGCAATACTGTAGTTCCGTTTCCATGTCAGGGGGTAGGAAAGTTGTCATCATGGATGAAGCGGACTACATGACCCCCGATTCAGTCCAGCCTGCAATGAGAGGTTTCATAGAGAAGTTCTCTAGTAACTGCTCATTCATCTTCACTTGTAATTTCAAAAATAGAATCATAGAACCTATTCATTCTAGGTGTGCAGTTATTGATTATCGTATTAAAGATTCTGATAAACAAAAACTTGCATCTGAGTTTATGAATAGGTGTATAACTATTCTAACAGAAAATAATATACAATATGATGGTGCAGTAGTTGCAGAACTCATTATGAAACACCTACCAGATTTCCGTAGGGTGTTGAATGAGTTGCAACGATATTCTGTTTCTGGAAATATTGATTCCGGCATTTTGCTAAATATAAGTGATGCAAACATGAAGGAGTTGATCGAATGTTTGAAGTCTAAAAACTTCAAGGGTGTTCGTACATGGGTTGTAAATAATATGGATAATGACCCTCAGAAAATCTTTCGTAAGATATATGACCATTTATATCAATCGGCAGACTCTAGTACAATTCCTCAAATAATTCTGCATATTGCAGAGTATCAGTATAAGTCTGCGTTTGTTGCAGATCAAGAAATTAATTTAATGGCTTGTTTAGTGGAGATAATGACCAATGCCAAATTTAAGTAGGGAAGATGCAATTCATGCAGCTGATAGGATTACTACATACTTTATCAAATTTCCTCGAATTGATGATTATTTTCGATATAGAAAATTGGAAAGACTTAAAACCATTCCCACATCTTTGTTTGGTGGCCCAGAAGTAGATTTATTTGATGATTATACTATGAGTCCAGAAGATATGAATTTCAAAATTTGTGAGAAACCAAATTCATATTTTGATGACCATTTAGAAATCATAGCATCTTTTTCACCAGACCACGCCCCAGGCAAAATACTTAAAGTGGTTGTTCAAGAAACTAATACTGGCAAAGATGTTGGATTTATTAAATTTGGATCTCCATTAATAAATTCAAAACCTAGAAATGATTGGTTAGGTTCGGTTCCAGATTTACCAACTTGGAACAAACGTGTAATTATGGGATTTATTATAGTACCCACACAACCTTTTGGATTCAATTATCTTGGTGGAAAGTTATTAGCTGCTATATGTTGTTCACATGAATTGCGAGAAATACTTGATAAAAAATACAATACAGAATTTTGTTTGTTTGAAACTACTTCACTATATGGTAACATTAAGGGTGC